GCTTGCTATATGCAGGCCCTCTGTTGCGTCATATTCCTCCTAACTCAAAAGAGGGCCTGCATATAGCAAGCCCTCTCTCGCGGGGAACGATTATTCGTGGCTTTCCTGAATACCACGTTATCAATATATCACTTATTTTGTCCTTCGAGTACCGTATTACAGATATTCCTTTATCTTGTCTTTGTTATTGTTTCTCAGCTGTGCCTGGTACTTCTGTATTGCTTTCTGGAAGTTCTCCATACTCTTTCTGTACGTTTCTACTTCCGCAATGTTCTTTTTACCGAACATACGTCTGTACCTTGCCTGCATGTTCCTGATCCGTATCAGCATTCCTTTCGTCTTGTTATCCTTTAACAGTACAATATACTTTTTTCCACACTGTTTGCACTGAATGTATTGGATGTCCAGTTCTGTCTCTGGTATATGTTCTTCCTTTACGGTCTGCTCCATCTGGGCTTTGCATTTATCGCATTCTATCATTTAATCCTCCTTGCTATGATACTGTAAAACCTCCTACGCATTTCATAGAAGTATGATTTCTCGCATGGAATGCCTCTGGCTTTCATGGTCTGAAATGTGCAGTATTCTGTTGTCACGTAATGCAGTAGATATGGATATAGCTCTTTTTCTTTTCCGACTGCTTCCATGGCTGCGTCTTCAATCTTCTTTATCTTGTGTGTGATCTCTGCCGCTTCCATGGCTGCGTCAGCAGTTGAGTCAGAACAGTTATGTGATCCCGGCTGTCCAGTCAGATTCTGTCCGGCTCTTGTGTCTCTCTTTACGGCCAGCTCCTCTTTCCACTCTGTATACTGCAAGCAATAGTTGTATGCGGTCTGAAAAGCTCTTTTTGATATATTATATTTCTTTCTGTTCAGCGGTCTCACGTTTGGCATTTCTACTCTCCTTTATTTCTCTGCTTTTATATCTGGTCTTCCCATCCCAGTCTCTGTCCGCACTGATCGCAGTAGTTATGTCCATGCTGGTCTGTTGCTCCGCATACCGGACACTCCCAGAGGCCGTCCTCTCTCTGCGAAACTCTGCAAGGGGTTTCTTTTCCTTTCGCAATCAGAAGTTCCTCATAATGTGCTTTTGTTGTGATTATGTATTCGTTCTGTGTCTCAATCTCAGTGTCGCTGCAAAGGAATGGCTTCTGTGCTACGTTATCAATAACTTTCTTTACGTCTCCTATGTCCATCATAGCTTTAATCCTCCATTATAAAATTTTTTCCGAAGATCTTCATAAACTCTGTTCTGCTTCCCCAGTTTTCCTCAAAAGCTCTCTGTCCATCTTCATGTAGCATGGCCATGATCTTCTTATTTGCGTGTACAGCTTCCGGTCCTGTTCCTGCAAGATGATGTATATTGCAGAGATACACCTTTAACCCGTAATGTCCTGAATGTGTCCGATTCGGACACCCTCCAAATATGTGATGTTCCTGGAGCGCCTGGTATCGTCTGTAATTGTTATGCAGTTTCATACAAAGATAGCAAGTGCCACTTTCTTTGCTGTGCATGATACTCGGTCTTTCCGGCTCTTTCTTTTTACTCCTTTTTTTCTTTTTCTGTTTCGGAAACGACTGCATTCTTTCTCTCCTCCAGCTTTTTCCTGTAACTTTCGTGATAATCTTTCAACCAGCGTGTCTGTCTTCTCTGGTTAACGATCACTTTTACTTCAATAGCGTCCATTATTGCTCCTTTCTCAGCTAAACGGCAGTTCTTCCTCTATTCCATCCGGAATGTTCATAAATCCATCTGCACCATCCGCAGGAGCTGGCGGCGGTGTCTGTTTTGGCGGATAGTAAGCCGCTCCGTTATCTCCAGATGATTTACTTTCAGCAAATTCCTGTTCCTCTACTACAATCTCTGTCGTATATACCTTCTGTCCTTCTCTGTTCGTGTAACTTCCTGTCTGTATACGCCCAGAGATTGTAATTTTCAATCCCTGTCTGAAATATTTCTCTGCAAACTCTGCTGCACGTCCGAAAACGACACATGAAATAAAATCTGCTGTTGCTTCCCCGTCTTTGTGAAATCTTCTGTCTACTGCAAGCGTGTATCTGGCTATTGCCAGCGGATTCTCTCCGGTTGTATATCTTACGTCGGGATCTTTGGTTAATCGTCCCATTAAAATTACTTTATTCATCACATTCTCCTCTTGAATCTATTTCTTGGAGGTCTTGTCTCCCCCCCCGTTTCGTTTTTGTTACATACGCTGTGCGGCGTGAGTTCATTTCCATGTCGATCAAATTTCCACACTGTAAGCATTCCTGCGTCAGTTCTGCAGTGTTTCTGTTTGTCATGTACTTCCATGAACTTCCGCAGGCTTTGCACTCTGCATACATTGGTTTTAAAGCTCTAAGCTGTGTTACGTGTCCGCATTTCTTACATTTGTGCTGTGTCTCTGGCTCTTTTGCGTTGTACGAGATTGTCTCTCCACATTCTTCGCAACGAATATGTAAAAATCCTTTGTATTCTTCTGCAGCTTCGCTAATCGTTGTCTCCGGTACCTGATCTGTTTTCTTTTCCGGATCTTCAATCTCAAAATCATCATTTTCGAAATCATACTTTCGTGCCAGTTCTGTCACATCCTTGAGGAAATCATATTCTTTCGAGTCTGAGATCCGTACATGCAACGTAAAATTACCGGTTTCATTTTGAATTATCATTTCCATTTGTCTTTTTCTCCTTTACCATTACTATTTTTGTATCTTTGATGCGATACGCTCTTGAATCTCCCGGATGTTCTGTCTCAAGGATGCGATCCTCCAGCAACATTGCTATATGTCGTCTAACTGTTGCTTTTGACAGTCCTGTATCTGCCGCAATCTCATAAGTAGCCGGTGGATAACAGTGCCGCTTTATGTATTTAACAATGAATTTCAGGATCTTCTCTCTGTTGTCCTCCGCCTCTGCTGTTGCATAGTTCAATTCCATTCACCTCTTTTTCTGCGGTGTGCTGTCAATGTTTTTGTTGTATTTACCACATTTCTCGTATTTACTGCGTATGAACTTTCCGGAACTTCGGAAATGTTGATTCCTATGCCTGCAAACAGTTTTATCAGTGCATCCGCTGCCTTTTTTATCGTTACCCTGTTACCGGCCCATGCTTTTGTGAATTGTGTTACAATTTCTTTCAGCTTCTCGCAGTCCCAGGAGTAGTTTACTGTCGTTTTCTTTCCTCCCCACGGCTTGTTTATTGCCCGGTGATAGCTTTTCCCGGAATACTTCATTTTCTTCGGCGGATTTTTGCCGATTTCCTGCTTGTATAGTTTCTTTTTCTGTCTCTTATTCATTTCTTTCCTTTCCTGCTGCCTAACAGCTGATCGCAGACGGACTCAAATTCTCTCAGCAGGTCAAAATCCGTCTTTCTGCTTAATTTCCTGTCAATCTCCTCTACTTTGTATTCTCCGAAAATGTGATCTCCGGAGGTTCTGGCGTTGTTGACCTGTGCCGTTGTGCAATGCAGTTCTTCTCTAATTTCTCCGCTTGTCGCATTCTCTAATATCAGGTCACCGGATCTGTTTCTTACCTCATACAGTTTTTTGACCATTTCGCCCTCCTTAATGTCCGGCAAGGAACGTTTGCATCATTCTAGTTCTCCAGTCTGTCTGTTTGCCCGTCCATTTTTCGCACTGATCGTCGTCCTCTACCAGGCGTCCGGTGCGATCGCAAAGACCACAATCATTTTCCATACAGGTTTTACATGTCTTCTCCATTTTCTTCCTCCACCTCACTTTTCTTTCAGTACTACCTGAATCTGTTTCAATTCTTTCAGGGTTGCTCGCGCAATGTCCAGATGCTCGTCGGATATTTCCTCGTCAATGTATTCCTGGATCAGTTCTTTCAGCATCTCCGGATCCACTACAATTTTCAGATGTTTCACCATCGCTTCTCTAATCAGTTTTGAACACTGCTTGTCTGTCAGGCCTTCTTTGTTGTCAATCTCTTTCAGTGCTTTGTTGTATTTCTCTGTATCGAACTCATAGCAGTCCATCAGCTTGCTTGTGAACTTCTTGCTCCGGTTCGTTGCCAATCGTGCCTCTTCTGCCTTTTCTCTCAGTTCGTCCAGTGTGTCTAAGCTAATTGTTGCCGTACCGTCCATGTCTCCTGTCTCCTTTGAACATCATTCTTTATTCCTGCATTTCGATTCCGTTATCAATAAGTTTCTTCATTTCTTCGTCCAGAATCCGGACATAGGTTCCTTTTACCATCTTCATCAGCTCCGGGCTGAGTGTTTCGCTGCCTTTTCCTGATACCAGGCTTTTAGCCAGGGTGAAGATATACGCAATGCTTTCATCTTCTGTGACAGTCTCCTGAAATTCAATCACAAGGACCTTGCGGCCCTCGTAACTGAGTATCCAGGCGTTTTTTACTACTTTTTTATGTAACTCTAAGTGAGCAACAAGCGCCTTTTCCTGCATCTTTTATTCCTCCCGCTACTTCTGTAAACCTTTTAAGAACTCACACAATTCGGTTTCTGAGTTTGGAAATTTATCATAGCGTGCATGATATGTCCATTTTGGCACTCCGCCAACTCGATCCGGTTCAGGTCCGCCTACTAGGTGCATGTAATATGTTTCTGTCATTCTTGACACCCACCAGCTTTTTTGTTCTCCTGGATCCGGTGCATATTCTTCCACAATCAGTCGTGCTCCGTTCTGGAAATCGTATTTATAATATTTGACGCCTATGTTTTTATCCTCATACCAGAGTCCCCAGTCTTTGTAGGCTCTGAGCCACGCCTTACGCTGATCGTTATTTTTCATTTCCGGTAATGTGTCACTGGAACACTCCGCGATCTTGTTGACTTCAACAGAATCGTTTTCAGGCGTTTTGTTATCTTCAACAATATGTTCCTGCTGCTTATTGTCCGGTGCTTCTGCTGCCGAAAAGCAGCTCTTTTCCGGTTCCACTGGTCTATGCGCTGATGAATTGTTCTTTTCTGGCTTCTCTGGTGCATCTATGGACACCATTTTCACCGGCTTCTGTTTCTTTCCGTATCTTTTCACCAGTTCTTCCGCCAACTCATTCCATGTGAGCGTATGCTGCATTGTATCGTCCGGATTGAAAATGATTCCCTCTTTCCCTGTCTGATAATTAAAATGTCCATTTCTGATCCTGACGTCTCTGTATCTGATGCTGATTAAATATGCAGCCATTCTTGTGTCGCATTTGACGACTCTTTCTCTCTCGCCTTTGTTCAATGCTTCAAACAGTCGCTCTATCTGCAATTCTGGTTGTACCGGTGTCTCATTCTCTGGCGGTCTCTGCTGCCCGGTTACCTGCGCAAGCGTGAACTGTCCCGGAATGTCTCTGTTGTCTTCCTGGAGCTTCTTGAAAGCTCTTACCTCTGCTTGCGTTATGATGTCGTGTTCCATGTAGTGTTCCATTGCTTTCTTTTGGTATGTTTCATCCAGATCCGCAAGCTCACGGGCCACGGTGATGTTGATTTTCTCCGCCTCAAACTCCGCCATCCATTCGGCGCTGAGTCTTTTCTGGACTGCGTGGTATCTTTCCATCTGTGTTCCGGATACTCCGATTGTTTCTCTCACGATGTCTCTTGTTTTGCCTTTCAGTCCAGCAAGGTTTTTCAGCTTTTTTATGATCTCCTCGGTATCCAGAGCTTCTCGCATCTTCTCCCAGTCTGATTTATCCCTAAACCGGTTCGCCTGGATAACAGACAGGCGTTCAAGCAACTTTGATATTGCGTCGTCATTTTCCCTTGTTGCCGAACCGTTAATGCAGTTTTCCTCAATCAAATTCTTACGTGCATTATCTTTTACTTTTGTATATTTGCAGTTTATCTTTCGAAACTCTTCATGTCCCTCCTCTACCAGCATCCTGCAGCACATTGTCCGGCAGTGTCCGGAAATTATGTAATCCTCTCCGTCCCTCTCTTCGATCAGGACATCCTGCATCACTCCGAACAGCAGTATAGAGTTCTTCAATCCCTGCAGTTTCTCCGGCTTGACCCCGTAAAAATTCGCTTTCGATGGGATTAGTTTGAACACGTCTCTGTACACCGTATCACTTGAGTTTTCTTCCTGTATCTGTTTCGGACGTTTCGCAACCATATCGGCAAGGTTAAAAGCCATTACTCCTCACCTCCTGATATGTTCAGCTCTGCAATATACTCTGTTACAAGGTCCTCATAGTCCTTTGCAGCTAAAGATCTCGGTGAGTACTTCGGAATCGGGATTCTCGCGTATGTACACTCTGATACTTTTCTGGAATATCTGATACGTGTTTTTAACATCGGGTATTCTGCTGCCTGGATCAGCTCCAGCCCTTGTCGCTGCGCTTCGTTTCTTCTGTCGTATTTCGTGATAAAGATCCAATAATTCTCAAGATCTTCGTTCAGGTCTTCTCGCGTATACCGGATCTGATTGACAAGCTCCGGTAGTCCCTCTCCGGTGTTGTCGTCGATTTCGACAGGAATCAATACATCATTGCACGCTGTCAGCGCATTGATCGTGGAGATATTAATATCCGGTGCGTTGTCAATGATGCAGAAATCATACAGATCCTTGACACATTCGAGTGCGTTCTTGATACGATACTGCTGCGGGCGTGTCTGATCCAGCATGACCGTCTGATTTGCTGTAAGCAGACGCATGTTTGCCGGGAGCACGTCCAGATTCTCAAAATCTGTTTTTTTGATGAGCTTGTGCATCCAGTCTTCCGGATGCCGCGTCGTCATGATCCTGTCAATGCCCTCTCCGTCCTGGGTGCGTCGGTTCAATCCTCTCGATGCGTCCCCCTGCTTATCGTTGTCAAGCAGGAGCACTCTGTATCCCTGGTTTGCAAGGATGTACGCAATGCTGTTTGATGTGATCGTCTTAGCCACTCCGCCTTTTAAATTTATTACTGCGATTGTTCTCATAATCGTTTCCCCTTTTCTTTGTTATTCCCATTCTTCGCCCCGGCTACATCCTTCGTCTTCTTCCAGGAATCCTCCCAGAGTGCCATAAATTCTGCATATGCTTCTTCCTGATTTCAGATGTTGTCTTTGCACGCATTCTTTGCAGAGCGTAATTTTTCTGTACTTCTGCATAAGTTTCCATGCTTCACTGTGGTCAAAAGAATTGATTTTGTCATATTCTGCTTTTATTTTGCTTATGTGCTTACTCATTTCGCACGAACTGCAGAAATAATACTCAAGTGCTTCCTGGCTGGTTGTCTTCTCTCTGTATTGACAGATATTGTCGCAGATGTAAGTCTCCAGGGCTTCAATGTCTGTGTCTATTCCTTCGCTTTCGGTCTTCGTCGGCGCGGCGCATCCATTCAGGTTTTCCTCCTTCTGGTTCGCTTTCAAAGTAAATCCCTCCTTTCCGGTCTTTGTAGTATGTGAATCTGTATCCGGATTTAATGATCTCACCCAGATACTCCATTTCTGCCGGGTTCTGTTCCGGTCTCAGGCTCCATCCCTTTCCCCATATTTCCTCCGGCTTCACGTTTCTTCATTTCCTCCTGTAACCATGCTGAATATGTATGTTTCCCAGTCTGTGAGGATATTGTGATATTGCACTCCTGCAGCTTCTTGCAGGCTGTCTCCCACTCCTGGGCGTTCTTTATCGGTTTTCCTTTTGTGTCCTTGAATCCTGCTGCCATCATGTCGTCAGTTTTCAGAATCCGCGTTGCAACAAATGCGTCTCTTGTATATACGCATACTTCACATTCTTTGTGAAAATGTCCCAGGGCTTTTATAAGGGCTTGCAGGTTCGTCTTGTGATATGTCCCCTCAATGCTTCCGAATCCCTCTCTGGTTATCGGTGTGCCTTTGAATATCGTTTCGATCACGTACCCATATTTACGCTGCATACATTCCTGAGACTGTTTATCTGTCTCCAGATATATGTTTACCTTCATGCCCTTTCCCTCTTTTTCTTTGCTTTCTTCTTTTCCTGTTTTGGCAGTCGAACTGTTCTAATCAGAGTGTAAGATCGGTACTGGTAGCCTGTCAGATCATTCACGCCTTCATGCAATGAGTCTTTTTCCACCTCCCAGCCCTTCGGTACTCTGACTTTTCCCCATGTCTTCCAGTGTTTATACACTTTTTTCTCTGGCTCCGGAATTGGAAGGTTGCGTGATGCGGAATAGTTTGCTTCTCTCAGTCTCTTGTCCGTCTCCGGTGTCTTCGTTATGTAGTTGGCCAGTTTCTCAAACTCGCCTTTTTGATACAGAAGCTGATTCTGTATCTGTCCGTGTTTCCACGCTTTTGCAAGAATAACGTCCGTGTCAGGAATCCTGTTCACTATGATGTGAATGTGCCAGGCTCCCCTTGTGCCGACTTCTATATTCCGCATCCATTTCAGTTCTGCTCCTCTTTTTTTGTACTCCCTTCTGAGTATCTGCAGAAATGCTTTCCAGTCTTCCTTTGCTTCTTCCATTGATTCCGGTCTTTTGTCCTTCTCGTATGATAATCTTGTGAAATAATCATCTACATCAAAATTGTTCCGGATCTTCCACCTTGCCAACCTCTCCCTGTTGTATCTGTTCCTCTTTGCCATCTGTTCCGGAGTGGCTTTCTTTTTCTCCTGCCTCTCCTGTCCTGGTGCTCCATGCTTTGCCGTGTGATATTCATACACCTCTATGGCATTCCGGAACCTCATTCTTTTACACATGTAACTCATTATCGTATCCCCTGTTTTGAATCCATCTTTAATACTCTTAGCAAGTAAGCAACAGGGGCTTTCGTTCCCCTGCTTTTTCGGCTTACTTTCATTAACTTTTCAAGGATCCGGTGTTGCCTTTTAGTTTACATAATACCTTCGTTATTCTTAACTGATTCGTGCCATGCTTTTGCAGCCGCTTCGCTCATGTTCTTGTTGATTGTTGCTGTCTGCACTTCCCAGCCAATTCCGTTAATAATTTTTCTCGCGCAATCTTCCGCTTCCGGATTCGTTTTTTTAATTGTCTGTGCCAATGTCTCCAACGCATTGATTAAGAACGGAAGATCTCCCACCGGAGTTGGAAAAATAAAATCGGAAATTTCGTTCAGCCACATCTGCTGTCGTATTCCGCATAGTGTTCTTGTTTCTTCTTCTCCTGCTGTTTTGATTTTTTCAATAAATTCTCCGAATCCTTTATAGTCTGTTTTTAACATCTTCAATCCTCCTTGACATTTCCCCATATTTTCTTTATACTATTTGAAAAGGTTGTTTTTTCTTTTTGCTCTCACGTCCGCCAACGTGAGGGCTTTTTTCATGTCCTGTATCCTCTCCTCAATCCAGATCAGGCCGGAGAGGATGCAGAAAGATACTGCAAATGTCAGGATGATTTCCTGCATTCTGCTGTCGATCGTCCAGATCGGCAGCATAGAAACCAGGTACCCGGATACCAATGAAATTATTATTTTTCGTTCCATTTCTTATCTCCTTATGTAGTTGTCATAGTTCAAGCTGTTTCCTCTTTTTCTTTTGGCTTTTCCTTCACCTTTACGGTGATCTCAACGCCATGCTTCTTTGAGAGGATCGCGGCAAGAGTTTCGTAGAACCTTACCGCGTTAAATGTTCCTTGTGTTTCCATCTTCTTCCCCCTCCTAAAACTCAAATTCTACTGCAGGAGCTGTCGGCATTGGTGTATATCCGCCAGCCAGCTCCAGGCGTCTTATTGCTTTGCGTCGGCTTGCTTCGCTGTTGTCCCAGGCATATTCGTATCCATCCGGAGCCGGTCCGCGTTTTGTTTTCCCGTTACAACGATCAGTGATAGCTTGTCGACTCAAAAAATTCTTTTTCGCTGCTTCTCTCGCAGATCTGTAATATTCCACATCCTGTCCGCAACTGTCCAATTTCACGACTATTTTATTTCTGGAACTGTAACCGGTCAGCTTTCCAAGTTCCTGTCTGGGTATGTATGCTATATTGTTTATGTGATTCTCAGACTGCATTCCGTTCTTATGATACGGAACTGCACCGTCAGGAACAGGTCCTAAAAACGTCCTTGCAATCAGGGAGAGAACTATCTCCTCTTTCGCTTTTCCGTCTTTTGTGAGTTTCACAACCAGGCGCTGACTCCCTTTCATTTTTTTGTGATAGGGAGTCATGCTGCGAAACTGTCCGGATTTCAAAGTTCTCCGGATGTTCCCCTCTGTGCTCGCCTGGTATTTGCCGTCATATCCTGGAATATCTTTCCATCTTTCAATCAAGGTCGTCCCTCCCTTATGCCGGCTTTTTCTGAGCCGACATGCTTGCACCCACCTTGACGCCTTTCAGGAATGTATCCATCAGTGTCTGCTTTGTGATGTTTACAGACTGCAGAAACGCTGTCAGTTCTTCGGCTTCGGCTTTGTCTTCCATGCTTAACATTACTTCCATATTCTTCTGTGACATATCTTTCGCCCCTTTCTGGCTTACCTCATCAGTGAACACGTTGCCATCGTGTCCAGACGGTCATTGTTGACCGTTTCGGCTATTCTTCTTTCCATTGGTATGATGTACATGCTATACACTGTTTACACTTTTCCAGTGGTTCATCTGATGTTTCACCTCCGAATCCCATGCAGGTTCCATCGCTGTCTCTTCCTGCACTTCCAATCTTTTGCTGTATGCTGCATGTCTGGATCCGCTTCTCTATCCTGCACTCTTTACAGATGATTTTCTTTCCAACTGTGCATCCTTTCTTTCTCGCATACTTAGCAGCCCATGCCCTGCTAACTCCGTCATTATTGGATGTCCAGCCCATAACCCATTTGCCGCAAATATCGCAATATACATCCGTATCTACCTTTCTTGTGATTGCCATTTATGTTGTGCTCCTCCGTTTCGGCTTGTACTTTTCTTTCTTCTCTCCTATACTTTAGCTATCAGTCTGTACCAGAGACTGAAAACTAAAGAAAGGAGACCACTACATGAGCGAAAAAGAAATTGCAATTCATAATATTGCTCTGCTTTACAGTATTCATAAGGAACTGCACCCTGATGATACTGAAATGACTCTTGAAATGATCGCTGCTAACTACAGCAGAACCGTTTCAGAAGTCAAGGAGATTCTTCTGTAATCTCGCAAATAGCGAATGGTTTCAGCTTTCTGATCCGTTCGCTATTTTGTTTTATCGCAGATTCTAAATACTTTGGAAGTAACTCAGCTTCTCCCTGAGTCCATCCGCACTCCTGCATTTCTTTTAAAATCTGCCTTGCTGTTCGTTGGATCATAAATTCGTCTATTCCTCCAACTCTTCTCCTGGGTCTCTCCAACATTCCGCATCCCCTTTCTTTTAATTGTTATTTATATTGTGTCCCTTTTTGGTTTGTCATTTGGTTTTATTTGGTTGTTTAACTAAATATATCATGCATATTTTGGTATGTCAACCATTTGTATTAAATTTTTCGTTCTTTTTTGGTTGACTAACCAAATTTAACGTGTTATATTTTTATTAAGCAGAAAGGAGGTATTGATTTGAACGAACGTATACGGTTGTTGCGTGAGAAAAAAGGTCTGTCTCGCGCAGCCTTTGGCGAACGCATTGGAGTCAGCGGAGATGTAATCAACAATCTGGAACGTGGACGTGTAGAAGTAAAAGAACATATAATAAAATTAATTTCTACAGAATTTGGAGTTACAGAAGAATGGTTGCGAAATGGCACAGAACCTATGCGCATACAACCAGAGACATTCAGTCTTGATGAATTTGCCGCGCAGCATAATGCGACAGATCTTGAAAAGGAAATCATTAAGACTTATTTTGAAATCGATCCAGCGATCCGAAGACAGATCCTGAATCACTTTAAAGAGAATCTTATGGGTGCTGGTGGTGCTCCAGACAGCCCAGAAGAATTAGAAATTATGCACCCACCTGTTACAGGTGATGAAAAAACAAATGCTGGATAATAAAACACCCAGCTGCAACTAACTATTTATTTAAGTATTATGATTTGAGTTCCCCCATTAAAGTCAAGATTAATATATATAGTATTGTTGCTGTGATAATACAAAGCGTATATTTTGCAGTTGCCGTAATGTATGTATTTTCTTTTCACCATTGTTTCCACACCTTCCCGTTAGTAAGTAACAGCTGGGTGCAGGAAACATTATAAGGGGGAAACTCATCATAATACTACCGGTAAGTTTTTCCAATCAAGGAGGTATAAATGATGGGTCTTTTTAATAATAGTGGTGAAACCAAAGAAGAAAAGAAAGCCCGTAAGCAGGCAGAAGCCGAGGCAAAACAGGCAGAAAAGGATCTTGCAGCTCTCCGTAAATTCGGAATGGAAAATTTAAAAGATCCTAATGATATTGAATCTGTCAAAAGTATTCTTAATGAATTAAGCGGTACCGGTCTTACAGAGCTTGGAATCTCTTTGGGTGCCGGAAGTGATCGTGATATTCAGAAAAATATTATGAACTATCAGCGTGCAGTTCTTGAACAGAATTTTATTATCATTCGTCAGCTTGACAGAATCGCTAAATTACTGTCCGACAAATAATTATCTAGGGGTGGAACGAACATGAACAAGAAAAAGAAATTATTGTCTTTGATTCTTTCTATGGTTATGATATTGTCTCTCTTTACAGTTCCCGTTCAGGCAACAACCAAAAAGGTCACAAATCAAACCAAATCTATTACTATGGTTGTGAACCAAAAGAAAGCCATTAAAGCTCCGGTTAAAATGACTTACAAAAGTAGCAATCCCAAAATTGCTACCGTAAGCTCCAAGGGAGTTATCACTGCCAAGTCAAAAGGTTCTGTTGTTGTTACAGGCAAATATAAATCTGTAAAATGGACTTATAAAATCAAGGTGATTGCAAAGAAGGCTCCTCTAGGAACCTATGTATGGATCTGCGATACAGGAAAAAAATATCATCTCAGTAAAGACTGCAGCAAAATGAATAATCCGTACAGAGTGACGATCAGTGAAGCCAAAGCGCGCGGATATGATGCGTGCAAGAAATGTTATAGATAAATAAAAATCGTCCCAGTGTTGGCGCACCAGGACGACTTCATGAAAACTCTGCAGCTATCAGTTGATGCTACAATTCTTTTCCAGACAATTAGAATTATAGCACGAACTGATACGCCTGCATAGGTGTATTTTTTATACCCATTTTTAAGGAGGATACTATGAGTATAACAAATGTTGCTATATATGTACGTGTCTCCACAGACCGACAGGCGAAAAAGGGAGACAGTATTGATGAACAGCTCTCTACCTGCAAAGCTTATATTGCATCCAAAGAAAACATGGTTCTGGCCGGAACCTATATTGACGATGGAATCTCCGGCAGGAAAATCAAACGTGGAGATTTTGAGCAGTTGCTTGATGATGTCCGACTCGGACGCGTGAATCTGATTATATTTACTAAACTTGACCGTTGGTTCCGTAGTCTGAGACATTATCTGAATACGCAGGCTATTCTCGAAGCGAACCATTGCGACTGGCTTGCTGTCGATCAGCCGTACTTTGATACGACCACACCGCATGGCCGGGCTTTCGTTGCGCAGTCCATGACCTTTGCAGAGCTGGAAGCGGAAAACGATTCTGTCCGGATCCGGGATGTGTTTGACTATAAATACCGGCAGGGTGAAGTTCTGGCCGGAAAAGCACCTCTCGGATTTTCCATTGAAAACAAACATCTTGTACCTAATCAGGACGCTGAAAAGGTGCTGCATATCTTCCAGTTTTATGCTGCTTGCAATTCCCTGAATCAGACAATCACGCATCTGGAATCTGATATGGGTATCGTTATGACTCAAAGCAATCTTAAAACTGCAATCTTAAAAAATAAAAAATATATTGGTGTGTTCCGTGATAACGATCATTATTGTCCTGCCATCATTCCATTGGATCTGTTTGAGCGTGTACAGGAGCTGCTTGCCATTAATGTCAAAATCAGCCAGAAATATAACTATATATTTAGTGGTTTACTCCGCTGCGCTCACTGCGGTCATTCATTTTCTGGTGCTACACGAAAAATAAAGAAAAAGGCTGGTGGCTTTTACAAATATCCTCTCTACAAATGTCATGGCGCCTATCCAAGCAAGCGTTGCAGCAATCGCAAAGTTATATTCGAATCATGTATAGAAAGGTACCTGATTGCAAATATCAAGCCTCTCCTGCAGGAGCATATTGCAGAATATGAAATTACAAGTGCTAAAGTGATTGATTATGATTCCCGGAGAACAGCACTCCTGAAAAAAATTGATAAGCTGAAAGATCTGTACATAAATGACATAATTACTATGGATGAACTAAAAAGAGATAAAGAGAAATATATAAAAGAATTGGAAAATCTCCCACGCAACCAGGAACAGAAAGATCTGACTCCAATCCGGAAGCTCTTAAAGATGGATCTGGATTCTATATATCAGACATTGGAACCAGCAGAACGCCGTCAGCTCTGGAGATCAGTCATTAAAGAAATTCAGATTGACGATCACAAAAATTTAAAGGTCATTTTTTTATGACCTTTTTGTAGTAGTAACTGATAGTAACCTGTGGGTTGCTATCAGTTACTACTACTAATTTATAACACTATTTTATTAAATCAGATAGCAATAAGATCTTTCCATGTTGCCGGTCCGCATACTCCATCTACTTCCAAGGCTCCGTTTCTTGATTTCTGGTATGCTTTAAGAGCATAAATAGTATTGTCCCCAGCTTCTCTGTCAAGGTCAAGAACTTTGCTGTTTCTTCCTTTGAATCCTCTTGCAACAAGAATTTCCTGCAAAAGCAATACGGATGTTCCTGAGCTTCCTAACTGTACTGTTTCCGGTTCAAACATGTATTTACCTCCTGTTACTGTGTTACTATTTTCCTTTGTGTTGCTTGTCTCTCCATTAACAATACTGTAATCTGGTGTACAGAATTTTGTTCCAGGGAGTTTACTGTTCAGGTAGCTTTTCGCGCATACTCCTCCACCATTGGCTACGATTTCAGATGCTCCCGACGTATTGCCCTCAATCGTATAGAATCTGTCACCGATTACTGCTGTAACGATTCCTGTGTGTGTAAAAGTTCCTCCGCGGTAAAAGATCACAATATCTCCTACTTTCGGGTTTGCGTTCCTTGTGAAAAGGTTTCCTAAGGTCGGGCAGTATACATATGGCCAATGTTTGAGAAGTTTCTTTGCATTTTCTAATCCGAACGCTTTCATAAAGCACCAGCTCACAAAGCAGGCGCACCACGCCTGTCCCTGGTATCCTGGGTAAACGTCGCGCCAATATTTTGTGTAATTAGCTGATCCTGCATTTGCGGTTTTGTCGTTCAGTTGATTGTTACTTTTTTTCTCTAAGTATCCAATCTCATTTTTTGCAATCATTATAACTTTCTCAATCGCTTTATCCATGTTGATTCCTCCTTCCTGTACAGCATAATCTTTGTAGAATATGTTTCTGTCTACCGTTCCAGCAATTCCCGGTATTTTTGCTTTACTGGAGTACTGCCATCCTACTCCGAAGTCTGGGCGCAGGCGTTCCTGCAATGTTCCATTATCGTTTTGTGGATAGCGTGCTACCCAAAATTCATACTTTTTCAAATGGCTGCATATTACATTTTCGTACCAGTCTACATTGCAATAGATTCCGAACTTATACCCTGCCTTAACAATAATCTTTTCAAATGCTTCTGTCATTTTGTGGAGACTTTCAGCTCCAAGTGCTCTCTGATTGTTCCACTCAAGATCTAACCAGACTGGAAATTGCAATTTCCGTCCAGCTAATACAGAAATAATTTTCTGTGCCTCTGACTCAATCTCTGGGATTGTCATTGCATAAGAGTATTTATATACTCCTGTTGGAATGTTATGCTCCTGGCACGCTTCATAATTTTTTTCAAAATATTTATCTGTAACGTTCCCGGCTTCTGTGATCCGGAGAATAGCGAACCCCATACCGTAATTCGCGGCTGTTTCCCAGTTGATATTTTTCTGCCAGGCGGAAACATCAATTCCTTTGATTTCCATGTTTACCTCCAGGAAAAGCCCGGCATTATACCGGGCTGTGCAAAATTATTTTGTTCCATCAGAAAACAAGTTGTTCAGGTTTTCGTCCGCCTCTACTTCCGGGATTCCTGCGACGCTTGTGAGCAGACTTACAACTCCGGCCACTACTGCAGATGATACAACCATCTTCCAGTCCACTGCAGAGATCACACTTCCGGCTCCGATCACGCCCACTGCAGTCTGTGCCATTGTCTTTACTGCTCTGATTCCTGCTTTCTTCCACCATTTCACTGTGTCTACGCTTGGCTTAAATACGCAATTTTTAAACATTTTGCTCCTCCTTATAATCCAAACTGTTTTGCAATAATTCCAACTGCAATACCTAATATAGCTGTTAATAAGTAACTTGTTACTGTCCGCCACTTTTCCCCGTCTCTTGACTCAAGAGCTTCCAGTCTTGCGCTCTGCTGTCCCTGCTCTTTCACCATGTTCTCCATGTTGTTTGCAAGCGTCTGTACAGATGTAACTAATTCCTGGAGCTGTTGAACACTGTTTTCCAGAATTTCAATCCGTCTGTTCTGTCGGTTGTCTTCTGCCTCAATTCTTTTGCGGAACTCCTCATGTTCTGCTCTTGAAATCTGTTCATTTTCCATGCTTATTTCCTCATCATCTACGTCTGCATATTTGCGGCAGGAATACTCAATTATATCTAAATCTTGCTGTATATCCTCCAAAGGTTTTGCTTTCTCTTTGTCTTGAATATACAGCAGTAAATCATAAATAGAAGACCATTGCCTGCTAATAATTTGTAATTTAGTCATGCTTCCCGATTACTCAGTAATTTCCTCCATGCCTGCATTAATAAGGAGTTTTTTTACCTTTTCTTTTAACAGACGTGGAACTCTGTTATATTCCTCTTTTGCTTCTTCAATAGTATCTTTACTTAAAATTTCAGTAACCCATAATTTTGCCATCATTTCTTTATCTCCTTTGCTCAATAACATTATAATTAAATTTCTACGCATAAACCAGTTCGCTCATTTCCAGCAGGCAGTCTTTCAACATTTCAATCTGTTCTGCCTGCTCTGCAAATTTCTGTTCAGTGCTTTTTTCTTCCTTCGGAATATATTCCAGATATTTTTCCGGTGATGCTCTTACAGTTTCCTCTGAAATCTTTTTCTGGTCTTCCCGGAACTGGTTGAAATCATATTCATACACTGCCTGTTCGATGTGTTCCGGATTCTCCGGATCTCCACCTGAATAAGTCTCTGTTACGGTATTTTCATTCAGGCAGATCATTACATCTACTTTTCCGTCAGGCAGCGTATTCCAGGTTACAGGGTTCTGTTTTTCTGTAAATCTTGCTTTCACGGCTTACCCTCCTTTTCGCTTTCTCAAATATTTTATCTACGTTATACTTTTCTCTGAAATATTCAGAATCGGAATGTTTGAACCATCCGTAATATGCTATACACCGGTACGCAAGATCTAATGGTATCGCTTTTCCTTTCTCCACATACTTCCCAGCTTTTACAAATGCCCTGCGTCCTCTCAGGAAAATGCTCCGTCTTACCTCTGTGTGATCCCGATAGATTTTGAATCCCATCATATCAATAGGTTCTCCATGATGTTTCCCGTCTTTGTCTATCCAGTCGATCTGGAATAACTTCCAATCTGGTTTTACCGTCAGATCTAAATACTCATTCATGTACTTAATCAAAAGCTTCATTGCTTTTCTTACGTCTGCCTTTCTGCTTCCAATCAGCAGGAAATCGTCCATGTAGAACAAGACATGATTAATCAGCCTGATTTCTTCTATTGTTCCGTCTCGGTGTTTCTTCCTCTTGAACAGCTTTTCAGCAGCATAATGATAAGCTGCGCTCAGATAATAATTACAGAGCCATTGGCTCAAGTATGATCCAATTGACAGTCCCTGATTGAATGAGTCAATTAAAACAAAAGTCAAATAAAGCAGATCCTCATTTCTGACCTGCTTCTCTAACATTCTTTTCAGTTTTCTCCTGTTAATGGATGGATAACATTTCCGGACGTCTCCCTTTGCTGCTATTCTGGTCTTGCCCGGATTCTTACAGATCCAGTTCTCAATTGCTGTCTTTCCATAAACCTGTCCCCTTCCTGGAATACTTGCGCACTGATAAGTTCCTATTTTTCTTTCAAATAGTTCTCTCAATCCGTTTGTGGCTACATAATCGTATATCTGCTGTTTTATGCACTCAACGCCTATATCTCTTACTTTTCCTGAATTTCCATCCAGTCTTGCGCTTGTCTTTATAGGATCAAAAGATACTTTTCTAAGTTTTATTTCTTCTTCCATTCCTGCCGCTGCTGTGCAGACTAAATTATGTAACCAGTCTTTAAAGTTTTCTTTTATAATCCTGTGTATCTGCCTGGCTGTAATAATATTCGTATAGTTTGCCAGAAATCGGGCTGTATCCATACGGTTCCATTTATCGCTCAGACATTCATAGATACATGCGGTTATAAAGTTCTGATCTAATGTTATATTTTTACAATACCGTTTCATTCGTTTCTTGATATAAGGGGTTTTCGGTTTTTCTACTCACCCCACGCATGAATCAACTGCATTCATGGTCCTTGTCCCAGGCTCCTATGCTCCCGATCACAAGGTTCGGCTTCAATCAAATTTCGGTGATGCCCCACGCTGCTGTTGCAGGCTCCGTCCTGCGGAGCGAAATGTAACACAAATATCAAATCATTTTCAAGAAAATCCGGAAACGATATTCCAGTTCGCATTGCCAACGCCATTGTTCGCATTCAGAATCCAGAGGCCGTAAATCGTGCCATTGTTCAGATTGCCCAGGGACAGCCAGGGAACAGGAACCGCTACCTCGTGTTACAAGTCCGTAATTTATTGCTATTCTGTTTTTTCGAAGTTGATTAGTTATCAGTTACATAGAGGGGACAGCCCCTCTGTCAGGCTGCCGCCTGCCATTCACCCCGTGTGCCGTTCGGTGAAACGCCGGAAACGATATGCCAGTTCGCACTGCCAACGCCATTGTGCGCAACCAGAAACCAGAGGCCGTAAAACGCGCCAAAGTACAGACCGCCCAGGGACAGCCATTCTCTTTGGCCGCTCGTGTCTGAATCTGTATACAGTCCATTGCAGAATCCTGTTGTACTTCCGGCTTTTGTTTCCGTCGGTACCATGATTCCCAGGGCTGGATCAACAAAGCATTTTGAGATGTATTTCCATGATGCTGCTGTGTATGTTACCTGAGCCGCTACTTTCTTATATCGTGTCTTTGCTGCATTCATATCTGTTGTAAGCAGTGATGCGTCCATACAGATGTATACGTCTCTCTTTGGTGTTCCGTCTTCATCTGTAACAATATCCATAAATACATTGCTGAGAACTTCATAAGCCCCGTATCCGGTTTCGATTCCCTGGATCTTAAATGGATTCTTATTATCTGTATTTGAGAACGGTGATCCGTCTGATCCAAGCACGCTGTCAGTTGAACCGGTCCGCCACGGCATTGTTGAGATGCAGGTTGTCAATGTCGTGTTGAATGGTTCTGTATCCAAATATATTGCAGAATTTGTATCGTCTACCGGTTCGATCTTCAAGATCTTAATGTCATATGCAAGATTGTGCATGTATGCGTAATATCTGTCTTTATTTGTATTTGAACCAATATCCCCGACAGATACATAAGACCCAACAATATAATTGTTTGCTTTTGCTTTTGGGAGAATCACTCTTGTTACTCCGGTTTCTGCAACTGCTGCCATTTCCTGCATTGAATAAGAATTGCATCCAGCCATAACGCTTCGGCTGTTCGTTGTTGCATATAAAATAATCATCATGAGCTGTTTGTAAAAGAGATCCCAGTTTGTTGTTCCTACGTACATTGAGCCTTTCTTTCTCATGTATGCGATCAGCCCTGTGTGTGATACTGGTTTTCCTCCTTTCTGGCTTCCGTTTGCCAGAATCAATCCAGCGGAGCTGTACGGCACTCCATCAATGTCTCCGGCTCCGTATTTTCCGTGGATCATAAAAGGTGAAATTGTTCCGTCTGGATTAATTGACTCTCCCATTGGTCTAAGGCCAAGGGCTTCGTTCGGACTGTCTGAATAATGATAATCTACATACTCAGGATTGTCTGTGATTCCAACCCATGCGGACATTGTGACCTCTCCGACATCCACCTTTCCAGTTTTCCTAAAATCCGGTTGTCCCTGCAGTGCAGTTACATGGTTAAAGCCTTTATTATCTACGGTAAAATTACATGGAAAGTGCATGAATACGCCAATCTCTCTGTAATCGTCCTGCCCGATCACAGTATTTGTAGACGGTTTTCTCACAAGTCCCTCGTTGTCATTCAGTTTCACGCCTGTTGGACTGGTAGAAGTGTCATACTTGTAGATTCTCGTTGTATATACTTTTCCAGTCCTGCGGAGGGCAAAAAAGTTTGATAATGCGTTTTCAATCCCTCCGCCAGCTGCAGTAATATTCTGGATCTGTTTATTTGCTTCTGCCTGAATGTTGTTTACCGCAGTCTCTCCGGTTTCCTGGAGATCTTCTTGCAGCTGTGTTCCCTCTGTAATTTTAGTTCCCAGAGATGTATCCAGGCTTGTTGCGGTCTTATTTGTTGCATCCAGATCTGTTTTTGTTTTGGTTGCAGTTGTGTTTGATGTATCCAAGGCAGCTTTGGTTTTGCCTGCTGCCGTGTTGGAAGCGTCTAAGTTCTTCTTACTTGTGTCTGCTGTTTTAACTGCAGCGTCCAGTTGGCTCTTGAGCGCTGTTCCCTGGGTGATGTTAGATTCCAAATCAGTTTTCAGTGTTGTTCCCTGAGCAATATCTGAGTCAAGGCTCTGTTTTAAAGTCTGTGCGTTGCTGACTGATCCATCTAAGGCAGTTTTTGTCTGCCCTGCAGTTGTGTTTGATGCGTCCAGGTTCTTTTTACTGGTGGCTGCCGTTTCAACTGCAGCATCCAGTTGGCTCTTGAGCGCCGTTCCCTGGGTGATGTCTGTATCAAGTCCCTGTTTTAACTCTTCTGCCTTTTTTACATCTGCTGCAAATGTCTGCTCTGTCTGTTCGTTCTTTGTTACTTTCTCCGCAATATCAGACTGTGCTGAAAGAATGTCAGCTTTAACCTGATTGTATTCATTGTTTTCGTCTGATACTTCATTGATTGCCTTAACGATTGAATCACGGACGTCACGTCCTTTCTGAGCTTTTGCGATCTGATCCGTGTATTTCTTTACATTTGCCACTATTATTCCTCCTTACCGATAATGCGCTTTGAGTATTCCTTTGCTTTAAGATCTCTTACCTCTGCAAGAATAGATGTGAGCATATAATCCATTAATGAGGCAGGGATTCCACCCTGCGCCATTTCTTTAAATATCACGTTCCGAAGCTCTTCTGTTTTCTTATCCAGGATTGCTCCAAGAGGCAGTACTTCTGGGGTGTCCGATTCGGACACCTTTTTCTCTTCTGGTGTATCTTCTTTCATGCTTCTTTCTGTTTCTTTAGCTTCGCTCATTTCTTATCCCTCCCTATTTCAAATGTGCTGTTGCAATATATTCTTTAATTGCATCCAAGTGTCCCTGTACCTCTGTGTTCATCACCAGAAAGTTTCCTTTGTTATTCTGGCTAATAATGTTTCCTGTTTTTTCATCAACTTCGGAATAAGTAAATGCGATTCTGCTTCCCTCTCCGGTTGATAAATTCATAAAACTCGTCAGTACTTTTTTCATGCTGCTGCCTCCATCTGATTAATAATGGTTACTCTGTCATTTCCCAATTCAGTTTCATAATCTGGCTCGGATATTTCTATTTCTTCCGCTGTATAGTCAAGATCAAGTTCTTCAACTGCTCTGTCGTATGCTGTTTCGCTTGCATCTGCGAATCTCATGTGTTCATAATTTGTCTGCATTGCTTTTATCTCGAAGCTAAATTCTAGCCCCGGCGTTCCTTTTACCACAAAATGTGTTGGCGCTTTTTCTTCCACCCAACAGTCCCCATCACTTTCTTTCTGCAGAAATACATAATATGTAATCTCTGCATTTATGGATTCCTGGAAAATATCATCAAGATCAATCAGACAAGTCCCGTCGTCAGATATCGTTGCTTTTCCTATATCTCCAAAAATAGGTGATGCCATCTCATAACAATAAAACGCCTGCATTCCATAGTCTTTTGTGTCAAATATTCTTTTCTTAGTTCCTCTGACACTCAAGTCTGAAAGATCATTTCCGGATCCAATGTTATAGAAATGTCCTGACGCTTCGATATGTGAACTCGACTTTATCTTTCCTCTTGCAGTTATAGTTGACGATGATGAAATAGCGTTGAAGCTTGATGCTGTTGTGGCTGTTATTGATTGCGTCTTGATGCTGTCAAAATCACCATCACCGCAATCAATATCGCCAAACAGTGCTGTTGTAGTAGCACCTCCAATTACTACTGTATTTCTATTTGTTCCTTTGTGCGAAATATGATAAACCGAACCGTCTGATATTCTCATTTTCTTTTCAGACGAATTTATTTCCATTTTGTAGTTTCCTGTTGCATATGCATACAGGCTAGTCGAATCAATCCAAAATCCTCCTATTTTGCCGCTAATGCATTCCATTGAACCATCTGTTAAAATCTTAAAATAGCTGTTCGCCGTTACGATTCCGTTGAAATCTATTTTCGAAGCATTGATCTTTACTGACTGTGCGGTCTGATTTATTGATGATGCAATTTCTCCAGCGGATACTTTCGACTCTATTTCCGTCTCTGTCTGAGTGATTCGGGATCCGAGAGCGCTTTCTGCACCTTTTGCGCGAGAAACCTCTGACGTAATCGAGTTTTCTGCAACTGTAATCCTTGATATTGCAGTTTCGGCCGTACTTTTCGCTGTGTCAGCTGTATTCTTTGCAGTGTTTGCTGTTGTCTGTGCTGCATCCGCCTGAGCTTTTGCAACGCTTATATCCTGATCCTGGATTCTTTCCCAGGATGCTGTTTTGCTTCCTGATGTTGTTCCAGAACATTTCCACAACAGATTTATATTGTTTCCATAACTTCCATGGTTCGGGCTTTCCGGATATGTTCCTTTCGTCAGTTCAGTTGCAGTGTAGCTCGGCAGACTCTCAGCGGTTCCTGTTGCTTCTCCGGTTGCTCCGGAAACTGATGCTATAGTGAAGCCATAGAAACTGTCGCTTGAGCCGTCCGTATGCCAGTACACATAGAACTCTGCCGATGGGACGAAAACAGATGCACCAGCAATGTCAGTTCCTCCCAACTTTGCTGCAAGTTTCATCGTTCCGTTATCACTATAATAAATCTTTACATAATCGTAATTTACGTTTTCAGTTCTGGAGTTTGATGAAAACGTGATCTTTAATCCGGGAACCTTGTATGTGTATCTGTACGCATATCCGGTTGTGATATCATAGTAAATATCTCCTATGTGTAACGACTTTAAATTGTCACTTGTCCAGGATGATGCTGGTTCGTTTGATGTTGTCGGTATTTTACTCCCGTAGAAATTACCGTTTTTTTCCGACACTGCCTGGCGTACCGTAGTTACTTCAAGAGTGATATTATCTGTCGCCATTTTGATAGCTGCCGTCATTTGTTCTGTTGTGGAATAACTTTTCAGCTTTTCATCTGTATCGGCTTTTGCATTCTTCTCCGCATTATCTGCAGCTGTCTGGCCGGCTTTTGTGGCATTGCTTTCCGCGGTGTTTGCAGCATCCTGGCCAGCTTTTACCGCTGCATTGTATTTTTCTTCTGTTTCCACGGTTGTTGTATATGTTTTCGACACTTCCAGAGAAATACTGTCCGCCGCCTGTTTAATTGCGCTGTTCATTTCCAGTGTGGTTGAATAGTCCAACAACTTCGTATCTGTATCAGCTTTTGCGTTCTTCTCTGCCTGATCCGCGGCAGTCTGTC